CAAAGGCGATTCAGCTAAAGATCACACACCTACAGACAACATCAAAGTAGAACCAAAAAAGGTTTAAGTTAACTGTAGGAGATTTTACAGATGCGTAAGTTATACGAATACATGAGTCCAAAAGCTGCTAATGTGCAGATTATGGAATCTCAAGACGGCAAAGAACTGTTTATGGCAGGTCTGTTTATTCAAGGTGATGTAAAAAACCAAAACGGGCGTGTATATCCTAAGCAAGAAATACAACGTGCTGTTGAAAGTGTTCGTAATCGTTTAAGTCAAGGTGAAACTGTACTGGGAGAGTTAGATCACCCAGAAGAACTTCAGATCAATTTAGATCGTGTGAGTCACATTATCACTGAGATGCACTGCGATGATGCTAACGGCATAGGTAAACTAAAAATCATAGACACACCAATGGGTAACATTGCAAAAGCATTGTTGAAATCCGGTGCAAAACTGGGAGTTTCTAGTAGAGGCAGCGGTAATGTTAACGAGTCAGGTAAAGTATCTGATTTTGATATTGTTACTGTAGACATTGTGGCTCAGCCCAGTGCACCTGATGCATACCCAAAGACAATTTATGAAAGTTTGTTTAACATGCGTGGCGGAGCCGTAATACACGGTATCGCCACAGATGCTACACACGATAAAAGTGCAGAGAAACACCTGATGAGAGAGATACACAAACTCATCAATGAACTAAAAATATAGGAAGTAGGAGACTACTATGGCAGTGACATTCAAAGACTTACTTGAAGGAACAGATTTATCTTCTGAAGTTAAAACTGCTCTTCAAGAAGCATGGGAGTCTAAAGTTTCCGAAGCTAAAGAAGAACTTACTGCTGAACTCCGCGAGGAGTTTGCACAGCGATACGAGCACGATAAGAGCAAGATTGTTGAAGCAGTAGATCAGTTTATCACTGATAAAGTGACAGCTGAAATTTCTGAAATTGCAGAAGAAAAAGAAGCCCTTGCAAAAGACAGAGTTAAGTATCACAAAGCCATTAGTGAGCATGCTAAATTATTAGACAAATTTGTTGTCGACATGGTAGCAAAAGAAGTTAAAGAACTTCGTGCAGACAAGGATAGAGTTAACGAGCACGTTAGCAAACTAGACGAGTTTATCACAGAATCTTTAGCTGCTGAAATTGCAGAATTCCATGAAGACAAGAAATCACTAGTAGAGCAAAAAGTCAAAATGGTTCGTGAAGGCAAGCGTCAGCTAGCTGAAGCGAAAAAGGACTTTATTTCTAAAGCTGCTAGCAAAGTTGAAAAAACAATCAACAGTGTTATCAGCGAAGAAGTTAAATCTTTCCGAGATGACATCACTAAAGCTCGTGAAAATGACTTTGGTCGTCGAATTTTCGAAGCTTTTGCTAACGAGTACAACACATCGTACCTTAACGAAAGCAAAGAAATCAAGACATTACAGAGAACACTAGCTCAAATGGAAACACAACTCAACGAAGCAAAAGCAAGTATTGAAGCATCTAAGGAAGCAACAAAAATTACTGAAAGCAAGTTGAGAGTAGCGGAAGATCGTTATGCTCGTAAAGAGAAACTTAACGAACTAATGGCTCCATTAGGCAAAGAGAAGAAAGAAATCATGATAGACCTACTTGAAAGTGTTAAGACAGAAAAGCTAGAAGATGCATTTAACAAGTATCTTCCTAGTGTACTAGATGGCGAAACACCAAGAGTTAAAAAAACATTGTCTGAATCAGTGAAAAAAGAACACACTGGTAACAAGGCATCTGTTGCTACAACAGAAGCCGATGACGAAAACGATAATGTAGTTGAAATTGATTACATTAAAAAATTAGCCGGACTTTCAAAATAATAGGAGTTAAGAAATGGCAAACTTATTTGAAAGCAACTGGTCCGCAACTAAAGAAGCATTGCTCGAAGGCGTTTCTGGTAACAGAAAAACTTCATTAGATGTGGTCCTCGAAAATACAAAACGCTATTTGTCAGAGGCCGCAAGCACAGGTGCAACAGGTGCAGGTTCAGTCGCAACATTAAACAAGGTAATGTTACCTTTAATCAGACGTGTAATGCCGTCTGTAATTGCTAACGAGCTAGTCGGCGTACAGCCAATGACTGGTCCAGTTGGTCAAATCCACACTCTACGTGTTCGTTACGCAGAGACAGGTGGCGGTGCAACAGCAGGCGATGAGGCTCTAAGCCCATTCAAGCTAGCATCAACATACGCAGGTTCTCCAGATGCTACAGCAGCAGCTGAAGGTACACCAGGTCGTAAGATGAGCATTCAAATCCTCAAAGAAACAGTGGAAGCTAAGACACGTCGTCTAAGCGCTCGCTGGACATTCGAGGCTGCACAAGATGCAGAAGCAATGCATGGTGTTGACGTAGAAGCAGAAATCATGCAAGCTCTTGCACAAGAGATTGTTGTTGAAATCGACCAAGAGATCATTGGTTCTCTACGTTCTCTAGCAGGTTCCGGTACAACATTAGACTTCGGCGCACTAAGCGGCCAGAGTGTTTATGTTGGTGACCGTCACGCAGCACTAGCAATTGAAATCAACCGCGCAGCAAACAGAATCGCAGCAAGAACACGCCGCGGCGCTGGTAACTACGTTGTTGTTTCTCCAGAAGCACTAACAATCCTACAGTCTGCTAGCACATCTACATTTGCTCGCACAACTGAAGGTAGCTTCGACGCACCAACAAACACCAAGTTCGTTGGTACACTAAATGGTACAGTTCGTGTATTCGTAGACAACTATGCAGCAGACGGTACTAAAGTACTAGTCGGCTACAAAGGTTCTAGCGAATCTGACGCACCAGCGTTCTACTGCCCATACATTCCGCTAATGAGCACAGGTCCAGTAATGGATCCAGCTACATTCGAGCCAGTTGTCAGCTTCATGACACGTTACGGCTACAAAGAGCTTACAAACACAGCAAGCTCCTTGGGTAATGCGGCAGACTACGTTGATGCTATCACATTAGCAAACGTAGCATTCCAGTAAGATTTAATCTTAACGGAG